CACGACCTGCCCACGATGGTAATTCTAAGTTCGTATCTCAGGATGTTTACGACAGTGTCGAGGCATTAAAGGCAGCTCTTTTAGAGACTTTTGCCTCAGGTAATAACATAGTAAAGTTTGCACCTCAAAATGCCGATGATGTCGAAACTGCTGAAGTTTGTAGTAAGTACACCGACTATGTGATGTTTAGACAAAACGATACTTTTGAAGTTATGAACTCAGCTATTCACGATGGATTAACTGCTAGAGTTGGTGTTGCTAAAGTCTTTTGGGATGAGAAAGACGAAGTTATTGAAGAAGAATTTACTGATGTAAACCAAGATGAGCTAGACATGCTGCTTGCACAGGATGACGTTGAGTTAGGCGATAGCACAACCAACGAAGTTGGCTTAATCTCAGGTACTGTTCTAATGACAAGAGATGCCTCACAGGTAACTATTCAGTCTTTAGCTCCTGAGGAATTTATTATTGAACCACAGGCAAGATCATTAGAAGAAGTAAACTTTGTAGCTCATAGAACTCGTAAGACCTTAACTGAGTTAAGAGAAATGGGTTACTCAGAAGAATTATTAAAAGATATTGGCTCAGATCATGAAGATGTTGAGTTAGAGACAGACCCTGAGATACTTGCAAGATTTGAAAGTATTGGTGCAAGTCGTGGTACCGATAGTAAGGGTTATCAAGACCAAGTTCGTGATATCATGGTATATGAATGTTACATGATGTTAGACAAAGAAGGCACAGGAATTGCCTATCTTTATAAAGTTTGTAAGGCAGGTAATGTAATACTTGAGTGTGTTGAAGTTGATAGAAAACCTTTTATTGTATTCACACCATTACCTATACCTCATGCTTTTTATGGCTCTAACTTTGCATCTAAGGTTATAGCAACACAAAATGCTAGAACTATATTAACTAGATCAATTTTAGATCATGCAGTTATTACTAACAATCCAAGGTACATGGTCGTTAAAGGTGGTCTAACTAATCCAAGAGAACTTATAGATAACCGTGTTGGTGGTTTGGTAAACGTATCAAGACCTGATGCAATATCACCTATGCCTCAGGCACCTCTAAATCCATTTATCTTTCAAACTTTACAGATGCTTGATGAAGATAAAGAAGATACCACAGGTGTCTCAAAATTATCCCAAGGCTTAAATAAGGATGCCATAAGCAAACAAAACTCAGCAGCAATGGTTGAACAGTTAGCCACAATGTCTCAGCAAAGGCAAAAGATTATAGCTCGTAACTTTGCTAACCAATTCCTTAAGCCTTTATTCCATGAAGTTTATAGACTTGTTGTCGAGAATGAACAGTACGAAAAGGTTGTCGATATAGCAGGTAACTTTGTCGAAATAGACCCTACTAGTTGGAAAGAAAAAAGAGATGTAATGGTCGAGTTAAAACTTGGTTACGGTGAACAGGAAAGAGATGCAGCTAAGTTTATGCAACTCCATACCCTATTCTCACAAGACCCAAACTTGCAACCAATGTATCAATTACCAAATAGATTTGCGATGATGAAAGAGGCATTGCAGAAACAAGGCATTTTAAATGTCGAAGAGTTCTTAACACCGCCTGATCAATTACCTGAACCTCAACCTGATCCAATGCAACAAATGCAAACTCAAATGGCTCAGAAACAACTTGAGTTACAGGAACGTCAACAACAACTATCCGAGATGAAAACACAAATGGATGGTCAAATGAAACAAATGAAATTAGAGCTTGATAAGATGAAGGCCGAGAGTTCACATTCTCTATCCTCAGATAATCAAGATTTAAAAGAGCAACAATTTGCTCACAAGAAGTACATAGATGAAGCTGAATTAGAGGTTCTAAAAGCAGCAGAAGATGTACGAGGAATAGCCTCCCCTACAGGGTAATATCGTATACCAAGATTTTACCATATCTCAGTGAGGCTTAAATCACGTTTAACAACCATTTTAGGAGAGTAAAATGACTAAAGAAGAGACCCTAATCACCCTCGGTGACGAGGCTGAACAACTTGTTAATTCAGATGTTTTTAACAAGACAATTAACAGAATGGTCGAAGGAAGTTTCCAAGCATTTGTAAATTCAAAGCCTGAAGAAACAAAAGCACGAGACAAATCTTATGACCATTATCGAGCTTTGGTAGACATCGTTAATACCCTGAGACAAGACGTTCAGGTTAGAGATGAGATCATAGCAAAGAACGAAAAAGACAACAACAGTCAAGAGGAATAGTATTATCATGAGTGACGTACAACCCCAAAATAATGAAACTACAAACGAATCTAAAATATTGTCACCTGACGATATTGAAGGTGCCATTCTTGCACGATGGGAAGACGCTGAAAAAGAGCCATCAGACCCTGAGACAGAGAATGAACCTGAAGCCGTCCAAGAAGAAGAAGAGACTGATGACGGCCTACAGGACGAGGCAGACGAAGACGAGGTCGAAGAAGATCAAGAGACAGACCCTGATGAAACTGAAACTGAAGATGAGGATGAAGACGATGATGTTGAAAACGAAGACACTGTTCTTAGTGACGATGCTCAAGTTGAAATTCAAGTTGATGGTGAAACAGTTCAGGCATCTGTTAAAGACCTTAAGCGACTTTATGGTCAAGAGGCTGCTCTCACAAGAAAGTCTCAGGAAGTGGCAACTCAACGTAAAAACGCAGATGATGCTATTTCTAAGTCTAATGTCGTTCTCCAAAAGATGTTGGAGAAAGCTCAAGCTAAGTTTAAGCCATATCAAGAAGTCGACATGTTGGTCGCAAGTAAGACCATGTCTACAGAAGATTTCGCTCAACTTCGCAAAGAGTATAAGGCAGTTGAAGAAGAATATAAGTTCTTAAGCGAAGAAGCTGATGTCTATTATAAAGACCTACAAAACCAACAACAAACTCAATTACAGTCTGCAGCTAAAGAGTGTGTAAAGGTTTTACAGGACGAAGTTCCTAATTGGAGCAACCAACTTTATAACGATATCCGTGGATATGCTATTTCCATAGGTCTACCTGAAAACGAGGTTAATAGATATGTCGATCCTAAAGTGATCCAACTTATCAACAAGGCTCGTCTTTATGACCAAGGTAAAAAAGTAGCAACGACTAAGAAAAAGAACCCTACTTCAACAAAAGTCCTTAGATCAAAAAAGGCACCTGCTACAACTAAGACGAGAAAAGCTGAACAGATTAAGCAAGCTACTCGTTCTTTAGCTAATGCAGGTACAGACTTAGATGATATCTCAAATGTTATTTTATCACGTTGGGAAACCTAATTTTACAACCATCTCTAACTAGAAAAGGAATAAATAGATGGCAGTTTTCGGAAGTTACAATCAAGTAGGAATCGCGGAAGACGTTTCTGAAATCATAAGTACCATTACACCAAGTGATGTACCTTTTACCTCTCTCATTAAAAGTGAGAAAGTACATAATCGTACATTTGAGTATATGGAAGATACCCTAGCAGCAGGTGCTGATAACAAAGCCGTTGAGGGTGCAGCCTTCTCAGCAGGTACTCAGTCACCTACAACTTTAAGAAGTGGTACAACCCAAATCCTTACTAAGGTATTTGAGGTAAGTGCAACTGCCGATGCCGTTAAAACATACGGCAGGGCTAAGGAGACTTCTTATCAACTAGCTAAGGTGCTTAAGGAAATTAAGAAAGACCTAGAATTTGCATATGTTGGGCATGATAATGCTGCAGCTACAGGTTCAAGTTCTGCAGCTAGAGAAATGGCCTCAGCATCACAGTTGATTACAAACTCAACTGATGCAGGTTCTAACTCTACTGATCCATTAACTGAGGCTAAATTCTTAGTTGCTGCTCAGGCTGCTTATGCAGCAGGTTCGGAACCAAATACTCTAATGGTAAAACCTGCTGATTCCTTAATCGTTTCAGCGATGACAGGTGCCTCAGGAAGATATAGAAACTTCAATGACAACACGAAGACACTCGTGAACGTGATTGAGCTATATATTAGTCCTTTCGGCGAGTACAAGGTTGTGCTTAACAGGCACCAATTAGCTACACATGCATTCTTAATTGACCCTGCAATGTGGAGATCAATTGTTCTAAGACCTTTCAGCAGAACTTTGTTAGGTAAGACCTCTGACGGTGACACACATGCCGTTGTCGGAGAATACAGTCTTAAGCATATGAACTTTGGTGCAGACCATATGATCACAGGCTTGTCCTAATAACTAATTGCATGAGGGTGAGTAGTTTTTGCTCTCCTTGGCTACAAACCCTCATGCATTTCTATTTAAGGAGATAATATGATTTACGATAAAGACCAACAAGGTAATAAGATTATTGGAAGTAACAATAAAGTGGTTACCCAAGTAGGTGACTCTGCCATTCACTTTAGTCAAGACATTCCTCAGTGGCACTTAGATAACCTTAAAGACCAACGTCACAATAGCTCACAGACAAAAGAAGGTGACTTCATGAAAGTTGCATCAATACCTGTAGCAGTTGTTGAAAAATGGAAACGTGAGGGTTTTGATATTCTCAGTGATAGAAACATCACAGGTAAACAAATAGTCAACAAACTTAAGAGTGAAAACTTAGATGCATTCTTAACAACAGAAAAGAGTTTATAAATGTCATTATATGCCAATATCAACAAACGAAAAGCTAACAAGTCGTCAAGACCAAAGTCAAAGTCAACGATATCAGCCTCGGCTTATGCTGACATGAAATCAGGTTTTAAAAACAGTAAAAAGAATAAATCTAAGAAGACAACTAAAATTACTTAAAAGGATAAGATATGAACTATGGTGATTTGAAGACCCATTTTAATGATTTACTTAACCGATCCGACATCACCACATCTTTGACAGAAACTTTTATTAATCAGGGATTAGGTAGAATACAACGACAACTACGAACTCCAATGCAAGAAAAGATGTTTGAGTATGTGTTGTCGTCACAGACAGGTTATATAACACTACCTAACGACTTCATTGAGATTGTTAGTATTTACTATAAAGACACCGAACTCACTAGAGTTCCCATGAGTAAATTCAGAACTTTAAATGCTAACAACTTCAGTGGTAATACCACCCACTTTACGAGACAACAGGAAAAGATATACCTGTACCCTCAACCAAGTGGAGACACTGTTTACCTATATTACTATGGTGAGTTTGATGCGATGACACAGGACAGTGATGAAAACATCATTGCACAAGTTGCACCTGACCTATTGATATATGCAGGTCTTACTTATGCTGCTGACTACTACTTAGACAGTCGATCAGAAGTCTTTGAGACTAAGTTTAAACAATTCCTCGTTGAAGTCCAAGAGCAAGCCAACGATGCTGAGATTAACGGTGGTGTCCAAAGAATACAACCAACATACACCTTTTCTGAATAGGATATAACCATGTCATCAAAATCATCGTTCTTTAGTTCACAGGGTACAACATCAACTCTACAATCTAGCTTTGAGTTATCAATACAAGCAGCATTGAATGCTCAAACGGCAGCAGAGGCAGCTAAGGGAGCAGCAGAAACTGCTAGTTCAACAAGTGCATTACATGTATCTGATGCTCAGAAGTTTGCTAATAATGATATAGGTGTGCCATTTACATTGTCGTCAGTTAACGGCTCAACTAGTGGTAACTACTCAGCCAAGCATTGGGCAAACCAATCAACTGTCATTGCAAATAATGGCGTTACAGATATTAACAATGCAACTCTTACAGGTCTGAATAGTATAAATGGTTATGTTAACAATTCCACTACTGCATTAAACAATACAGTTACTGCAGGTACAACAACCCTAGCAGGTAATGTTACAACAGGAACAAACACCTTAGCAGCTAACACAGTAACAGGAACGAACACCTTATCAGCTACTACTGCGACAGGAACGACCACTCTTAATGGTATAGTAACCTCAGGTTCAACTACTTTAAACGGTATAGTAACTACAGGAACTTCAACTCTAACAAGTACAACGGCAACCGTTATTACAGACACAATCCATTCAAAGGCAGACGTTATATGGCTATTATCATAATGAAATCAAAAGGTATCAATAATGACTATTTTATATAAAAGTGTTAGAAATAATTTTATCGCAAACAGTGATGCAACTTTATACACAGTACCTTCAAATACAGTAACTTATTTATTAGGTATATTATTGTCTAATCCTACAGGTATAACTTTTAGTAATCCTAATACAATAGGTACACTAAGTATGAAACTAGGAGGGTTTTTCCTTTTTAGTAAAATGCGAATACCACACCTATCAAGTCACGAAGTCTTAAATGGTCAAAAGATTATGTTAACGGCAGGTGAAACGATTATTACTAGTGGCAATGATATACCTCAGTTTGCTAATAGATTAGATTTAGCCGTGTCTTTAATGGAGGTAAGTTAAATGTCAGTAATTAATAGAACATTTAAAAATAATAGTACAGGTATGATAATTTTGTATACGGTACCAAGTGGTAAAACGGCAGTTATTACAAGTATAAATCACTGTAATCACACTAATTCAACCAAAGATGTTTACAGTTATATTAAGGATACTACTACAAACACAAATGAATATACGATCATTGATATTGCAGAATTAACACCAAATACCTCACTAGAACTTATAGGCAGTGGGCAGAAAATAGTTTTAAATGAAAGTGATGCACTCACAGTTTTAAAATTATCAAATGCACATGTCGATACAATAGTTACATTAATGGAGATAGACTAATATGCCAAATTTAACCAATACTATAAATGGGATAAGCAGAGGTTTTACAGGTCAAACTAAAACATCACTTGTAGACGAGCAGATTTTCTCCTCAGGAGGCACTTGGAATAAACCACAAAACAACGGCCTTCTAACATATATGTTCTGTCTAGGTGGTGGTGGAGGTGGTGCCTCAGGATCAGGATATACAATAAGAACTGCAGGTGGTGGGGGTTCAGGAGGTGGAGCCGATTTACAGATGTTTTTAACTGCTAGTTTACCCGATCAGTTAAACGTCACTGTTGGTGCAGGTGGCACAGGTGGTGTAAAAACTCCTATTGATAACACAGTAGGTGTATCAGGTAATCAAGGTGGTATATCTAATATATCAAGTGGAACTTTAGCAGGTGGTGATTTAATAGTATATTCTCAGGGAGATGGAGGTAGAGGTGCAGGTCAAGGATCAAACTATTCATTCGGAGGGCATACACACAACCGAGGCATATTTCAATCTCAAGTAGTTTATCAAGGTCATAATGATTATTACACAGGTTTTGGTGCAGGTGGCCACGGTTTTTATGGCGTGTCAGGTGTTGCAGGAAGTATAGGACAAGCAGGTGGAGGTGGTGCAGGTACTGCTTATTATAGTGGATCAAACACTCTGTCAGGTGCAGGTGGTAGAGGCTCAGTGTTTTTCCACGGTATAAAAGTACCTGATAATCCAAGCACTAATTACAAACCAAACACACCTTTATCCCATGCAGGTGGTTTAAGACCCCCTTATCAGGCGAGTAGTAGTTTAGGTGGTTATAGTCACCCTGTTTATCCTAATAACAGGTCATACTTTGCTCCTGAGGACGGTGCAAGAGCTGCAGGTAATTTTACAAACGGATATGTGTACTTCACTTATGGAGGTGGTGGTGGTGCTTTAGGATATGCTGAATCTCAAGATGGAGGTAACGGTGCTAACCGTGACTTTGGTGGTGACGGTGGTGGAGGTGGAGTGGGAATACAAATCTTTACTAATAGTAACCCTACTAGAGCAGGTAACGGTGGTAATGGTGGTTACCCTGCAGGTGGTGGTGGAGGAGGAGGTTCATATGTTACTCCACATGGTAATAGGGCAAGTAGCCCTTTTACTTACCCTGCAGGTAACGGTGGTAACGGTGCAGCAGGTAAAGTATGGATTTGGACTGTAGGAGCAACATCATGACTAGTATTGAAGATTTATTAAGCCTTACCTCAACTCCTGTACAAAGTGGCTCGACAGGAACTAATACAACGACACAAGCTATTATTGAAGACGGTGTTGTAACCAATATTGTTATAGTTGATGTAGACAACCCCCCTACTGCTTTTGAAGGTGAGACATATGTAACGATTACATCACCTGATGTAGGTGTTGGATGGACATGGAACGGTACTGCTTTTGTTGCACCTACCATAACTGCCCCAACTGATGAACAGATTAAATTTGCAAACAAGGAAAGAGCTAAGGAACTTCTCAGTGAAAGTGATTGGACTGCAACTTCAGATGTACAAAATCAATTAACCACAGAAAGTGCTGCAGCTTGGATAACTTATAGAACTATGCTCCGTACCTATCTAGGTGACGGATTAACTGAGCAAATAACTTATGATGTACCTGTAACAGAATGGAAAAGTTAATATATGAAAATGGCAATAAAACCTGAGTTACAAGTACAAATGGAACTAGATGCCCATGAAAAAGAATGTGCAATTAGATACCAAGCCGTCAATGACAAACTAAGTGCCTTAGACAAGCGACTATGGAGAATGGAGGCTATGTCTATGTGTAGCACCTTTGCCATAGTAGCTGCAGTAGTAGCAATAGTAATGAAGTAGGAGTACCACCCACATACATGATAGACCCCATCACTGCATTTTCAGCAATTAAAGTGGCACACTCGAGTCTGATGCATGGGATAAAAATGGGAAGAGATTTTGCATCAATGGCAGGTTCGATTGCGAAACTAGCCAAAGGCGAGGCTGAACTTAGTGTAGCTAAAGAAAAGAAACAGAACTCACTATTTGGTAATGTGGTCGGTAATGCCATAGACAAGCACTTTCAAGAAGAGGAACGTAAAAGGCTATTTGACGAGCTACGTTCAATGGTACTTTTATATGGAGATAACGGTCAGGCACAATGGGAACGTCTAGCAGCTACCATAGCTTCTGCCAAAGCAGAACACAAAAGACAACTTAAAGAACAAGCCAAGATAGACTACAGAAACAAACTAATAACCACTGTTTCAGGAACTATACTTATAGGCTTTGCAGTCATCTATTATTTAGCAATGTATTTAAAAGGGAGAGTGTAAATGGACATTCAACGACTACGTCAAACAATAACTAAACACGAAGGTATAGAGCTTATGCCTTACCGTTGCACAAGTGATAAACTTACAATTGGAGTAGGTCGTAACATAGAAGACCGTGGTATATCCCATGAAACTGCAATGCAAATGTTAGACGAGGACATCGACATATGCATCAACGAGTTACAACAAACAGTTAGTTATTGGAACGACCTACCCTCACGAGTAAAAGAAGGACTTATTAACCTATGCTTTAACATGGGTATAAGCCGTCTTATGGCCTTTAAAAAGACTTTTGGTTTCCTCAGGGAGGGGATGTACGACAAGGCTGCTGACGAGCTACTAGAGAGCCGTTATGCAAACCAAGTAGGTCAAAGAGCTATAGACGTAGCTAACATGATCAGAGACGGAGCAAACGACTAATGGAAAACATGATACTGGATGCATGGAACGACCTGTCATATGTAGAGGGTGTTCTATTCACATTTTGGCTATTCATACTTTACTACGGTAAGTGTTGGATAGATGCGAGGTTTAAATAATGATTACAGCATTGATACCTGCAGTAACAGGGATACTAGATAAGTTTATACCTGATGCAGACACTAAACAGAAGTTGAGCCATGAGATATCAGTCATGGCCGATAAACATGCTCAGGAGATAGCTCTTGCTCAGATAAAGGTTAATGAGGCTGAGGCCAAGGGTAATTGGTTTCAATCCTCGTGGAGACCTGCAACGGCTTGGGTCTGTGTACTTGGTTTTTTTGTGAACTTCCTCGTTTCTCCACTATGTGCAGGGTTTGGTATCGACATTCCTCAGGCTGACACCTCAACCATGTTACCTGTTTTAATGGGTATGTTAGGCCTCGCAGGTATGAGGACGGCAGAACGTCTTAAGGATAAGGATAGGAAGTAATGGAAGTAGATTTAGTGATTCTTAGTTTGTTCCTTCAGACACTCACTGTAATAGGTGTATTCGTAAATACAGGTATAAATATAGTATATCGTATGAAAAAGTAATTATTAGCTGAAACACTGATCAGGCTTAGGTTTGATCGGTGTTTTTTCGACAAGTGTCCACCCTTATACAAAATAAATGCATTAGGGGTCTTGATTATTGACGAAAGATCGATTAGTTTAATCATGTGAACTGCTTTTTGGGTTAACAACGGATTTACAGTCTGCTGCCTTTAACCACTCGGCCACCCCACCTAGGGTTTCTCCTAGTTAATCTCAGGGGGTCTTTTAAAACAAAATCACAGTTCTCGCAAGTACAATTTAACTTAGCAAAGGAGAACGATATGCTAAACCAAGTAAAGCAAGACCCTAAGACTAACGAAACTATAGTTCCTGATCTTTATGAGGAATTAGTTCAAGACATTGAGTATGCAGTATCAAGTCTTATAAGAAAGATGATACTTGAGGCTCAAGCTAAGGGTGACACACATCCAATCGGTCTTAAGTTCAAAGCTGATGGCAATGACTATGATATTGTCATTAGTAATTGTGTTCTTAAAAACGGATTTAATAGTTCAATAGAACAAGTCCTTAACCACTTAGATGACCAAGCCTCATACTAACATTTACTTTGGGGGATTAAGTTCCCCCAAACTTAAGGAGAACAAAATGACTACTGCAAGACAAATGATCAAGAAAGCCACTAAAGTATATGTAGGCTCACCTCAATCAAAAACATGGGTTAATGTTACTAAGGCTAGTCTCTCAAGATCAGTCCAAGGTAAAACTTTAGACCCTGCTAACTTTGCACTTAGACTAATAGATGGAACTAAGTACTTATACGTCAACCTTGGTGTTACATGGGAGGTAAACTAATGACTAAATTTGATTATCTTAAAAACGGTAAAGACCTTCTAGCTAAAGCTCAGGAGGTCGGCTCTTTTCCATCTAAGGCACAACAAAAAGAATGTCTAGAAGGTTTTAGCAGGTCTTACGAGCAACACGTTAGCAGTGTTAAGAATTACCGTAAGGGTAAGGAGCTAGGTTATTTCTATGGTGACGTACCTAGCAATTTACATCAGGTTAGAGGTAAGCATGGAGACATACTTGTAGCCTTTGACATCGACACCAACTTCGTCAACGAACTAACACTATATAGACAACAAGCTAAGGAGCTAACTGTTGTTAAGCCAACTAAGGTTGTTAAGCAGGTTGTTGCTACTGACAGACAAGCTACTCACCTTGGTACTTGCCAAGTATGTGGTTCTGTACACAAGGTCGATAGAATTTCAGGTAAGTTAGCATCACATGGCTACCATAAAACTTGGGGTACACACATGAGTGAGTGTAGAGGTTCAAGACAACTACCATACGAAATTAGCAACACCTACCTATTAGACTTTGGTATTTTGTTAGAGGATAGACTGTCAGCAATTAAAGATAGTTTAGCAATCAATGATACTCATATTGCAACTCCTCGACAACTTAAGTCAGAGTATAATGAGATTGTTAATCATGTCATTCCTAGAATAAAAGCTAGGTTTCAGAAATGGTCTAAGAAAGACCTAACTCCAATAGAAGGAGTTGTATAATGGTTAAAACTAAACCTACATCTAAGTCTTGGTCTACGGCCAAGCTATTTCATGTTTACTTCAAGGAAATAAGGCTACCTGTGTGTGGCCTTAGATTTGCTTGGGCAGTCGAGGGTTATAAATGGGTCAGGGTCTGTATCCCATTCCACGACATAAAATTCAAAGTAAGACGATCTGTATGGGATAAAATGGACGTTCAATTAACTGATGCAACTAAGTGGGGAGCAAACTAATGCAAACATTTAAGCAGTTCTTCATGTCTAATGCCGATGAATTATGGAGTGGTCGTCACAGAGACCAAACCGTGAATAAACTCATGATGTTTAGCAACTATAAACACTATGGTTCTAAGGCCTTAGACGACTTCTCAGCGATGGAAATCTCAGACTTCCTATCCTTCATTAAGGTCAACAGAAGGCTCTCAGAGACGACTATAAACCGATACAAGGCTGCTATAAAGGCAGTCTTTAGTTATGCCATCGATCTAGAGCTGATAACCTCAGCTCCTAAGATCAAAATGAAGGCTGAGAACAACGGTAGACCGAGGGCATTTACACCTGACGAGCTAGTGAAGATAAAGGCATTCTTCAGTAAGTCTAAGCAACCTAAGATTCAGTACTTGGTGACACTATCCGAGCAAACAGGAATGAGACTTGGTGAGTTACTTGAGATAGGCACAACTGCCTTTGTATCTGCTGATGAACAGTGGCTTAAGTTAGTTGACACCAAGAACGGTGATGACCGTGAGGTGCCTTTAACATCCACCACCTTAGACTGTATTAAGAAGGTAGGTGTCGTTAAGGATTGGTTCAGCCACAGAACCTTCTACGACTTATGGGATGAGTGCAGGTTTAGGATTGCACCTAGAGATAAGAACTTCGTGTTTCATGTCCTGAGACATACTTGTGCATCCAAGTTAGCAAATGACTTCCAAGTTAATACTTTAGTCATTGCTGATATGTTGGGTCATAGGTCTATCAAGACGACACAGAAATACGTCCACGTTAATCAAAATACTAAACAGTCTGTTGCTAAGTTGTTAGCACAGTAAAAACATAGGAGAATCAATATGTCAGGTAGACCAAAAAGAAGTCAGCATTATGTTAGCAAGAAGGTGTTTTTAGAGCAGAAGGATTGGGAGTTTCTTGGCCGTGAGGCTCATAAGCTCTCAAGAATCACAGGTCAGCAGATATCAATGGCTCATCTGATTAGAATGGCAGTATCTCAGCAGTTTAAAAGTAGAAATAGTGCTTAGTTGAGTGACGTTGCTTTTATGCTATCAATATATTTAACATGTTTAGAATTAGGAGAAATTAATGGATAGAATAGTAGAATTATACAAAAATAAATACAAAGAATATGCACTTGCAATTATGGATATTGAGATAAGCCTTCACCAAGCTAGAGTTAATAGAATAGCTCTAAGTAAAATAGGTGCTTACTTTAACTCAAGCCAAAATAGAAACACATTCGCTAGAATTATGGTTAAGGCATATATGACTGAAAAACCATATACAATTACTGAGATATGTGAATTGCTTAATGCTAACAGAAGTAGTGTAAGTGTTATGGTGGATGAGTGTGAAAAAGAAGGTTGGATTACTATTCTTAGGAATAAAAACAAAGCGATGTGTATGGGTACTGAAGGTCTTTATGATCAGATGATGAAATATGTGTATTGGAGAAAGAAAAACTCTAAGTCAATAATAGGTGATCATTACAAGGCTATAGATCAATTAGAAAGCGTATTAAAACATGTCGGTGTTGACATACCTGACATGACTTTTGGAGAGAAGGAGACAGATGATGACAATAGTATCAAATAACCCACTAGGGATACAACAACGGATGGATCAAAAGACAGGTCAGGCAAAGGTTTGGACTACCAACGGTCTTAAGTAAAATTATGTTTATACGACAAGTGTCCACCCATTAGAGAACTTTGGGTGAAAAGGAGAATTAAGTGAGTACAATTAGAGAACTACAACGAGAAAGACAGATGATCACAGAAGGCCGTGATCGTTATGTTAAAAGATCAGAGAAAATAACAACCACCTCAATACAAAATAACCCTCAGAAACTTATATCAGAAGTTCAATCTTTAGTTGCTAAAGACCTTAAGGCAACTATAGATAGCCAATCTGCTAAAGGTCGTGGAATGGGTAAAACAGGTCATTACTTTCTATGGTATAAAGACCTTAAAGATGTTGATGTCGATATTATCTCATATGTCGGTTTAGTGTCGATGTTTGATGCAGTAGGTCGTAATCAAACACTTACTAGAGCAGTCTCAACCATAGGTCAAAAGATTGAGATGGAAGTCTTTAACATAAAGTTAAAACAATTTAACAAGAAGTTAGCTAAAAGAATTGAAACTAAAGTCACTCAAGATCACTCAAGTGAACGTCACAGAATTAAAGCTGCAAAGTCTATAGCGACTAAAGCAGGTTTTGAGTATGAGAAATGGGATGACAAGAGAAGGGTTATAGTCGGTACACCTATTATCAATTCTATACTCAGGGTCTCAGGGATATTTGACGTTTGGCAAACAACTATAAAAAACAAGACACTGAAGAAGATAGGTTTATTACCTGAGGCATCCTTAAGATTATCCGAGCTAGACTTCGATGAAAGTTGGTCAAGTCCACTGTTTGCACCTATGACAGTTAAACCTAGAGATTGGACTTCCTTTGATACAGGTTGCTACATTGACGAGGCTCTTTCTCAGCAGGTGAAACTAGTCAAAGGATACGTTCCTAATGCCCATATAAAGGCCTTAGAGCATGGGTTTGAGAAGGGTTCTATACAACCTAGCATAGATGCTTTAAATGCCGTTCAGAGGACTCCTATGAGGCTTAATGAAACTATAGTTGAGGCAGTCGAATGGTGTTGGCTTAATGATAAATCTATGGGCAAGTTTCCGACTAGGGCATACATCGAAAAACCTGAGAAAGTTGACGACTTCGATAGCCTTACTGATGAACAGAAAAAGGGTATCAGACTTAAGAATAAGAATATTGTCGTTAAAAACAGACAGATTGACGGTCAGAGGTCAGTCATGGTTCAAGACCTTAAAGTTGCCAAGGAGCTAATGGAGTACGACCAATTCTATTTACCTCATAACTTCTGTCACCGTGGACGTATCTATCCGATACCTCACTTCTCACATCATAGAGATGAACACATAAAGGCTATGTTTGAGTTTGCCAATGAAAAGAAGGTCGATGACAAGGCATTTTATTGGATAGCTATACAAGTGGCAAACACAGGTGATTTTGATAAGGTATCTAAGAAACCTATGTTAGATAGGATAAAGTGGGTCAATGATAATGCTGAAAAGATTATTGAGGTTGCTCAGGACTATAAGTC